GTGGACCAAGATTGATGTTGGAAGACCCGACTTTAGAGAGGCAAACAGATTATTTTTTATATTCTGGGAAGCCTGCAAAGCAGATTACAGGTGCTACGGCATGTGTTACCTTAAGAATAGACGATCAGGATTTTCATTTATGTCCTCAGCAGAAACCGTCAATCAAGCAACGATTACGTCAGATGGAAGATTTGGCATACTGTCAAAATCAGGAGGTGACGCTAAAAAAATGTTTACAGACAAGGTTGTACCCATATCTACAAACTACCCATTCTTTTTCAAACCCATACAAGACGGTATGGATAGACCGAAATCAGAATTGGCATATAGGGTACCCGCGTCTAAGCTCACAAGACGGAGTATTGTATCAAAAGAAAGAGAACAACTTGAAGGACTTGATACCACTATAGACTGGAAAAATACAGGTGACAACTCTTACGACGGTGAAAAGCTTACCATGCTTGTTCACGATGAAAGTGGCAAATGGGAAAAGCCTGACAATATATTAAATAACTGGAGAGTTACTAAGACTTGTTTAAGACTTGGTAGTCGTATCATTGGTAAATGTATGATGGGTTCAACATCCAATGCGCTGGACAAAGGTGGAGATAATTTTAAAAAACTTTATCAAGATTCTGATGTCACAAAAAGAAACCGCAATGGACAAACTCGCAGTGGATTATATAGTTTGTTCATACCTATGGAATGGAACTACGAAGGATTCATTGATGCTTTTGGATTACCTGTATTCGATACGCCGGAAACGCCGGCTAAGGGACCGCTGGGAGAGGTTATTGACATTGGCGTAATAGAACATTGGGAGAATGAAGTAGCGGGTTTAAAACAAGATCAAGATGCTTTAAATGAATTCTATAGGCAGTTTCCAAGAACAGAGGAACATGCGTTTAGAGACGAAACTAAGAGCAGTATATTTAACTTAACAAAAATATACGATCAGATAGACTTCAATGAAGAAGCAAGGTATCAAGGATTAGTTACGCAGGGCACGTTTCACTGGGAGAATGGGCTTAAAGATTCAAGGGTAATATTTACGCCGGACTCAAACGGTAGGTTTAATATTTCTTGGGTACCGCCTGTAAATCTTCAAAACCGTGTAATTATAAAGAATGGAGCCAAGCATCCGGGTAATGAACATATGGGTGCATTTGGCTGTGACTCGTATGATATATCGGGCACAACAGACGGTAGGGGTTCTAAAGGTGCGCTACACGGACTTACGAAGTTTTCAATGGAAGATGCGCCACCTAATGCTTTTTTCTTAGAATATATAGCTAGACCACAAACCGCTGAAATGTTTTTTGAAGATGTACTTATGGCATTGGTATTTTACGGTATGCCCATACTTGCAGAAAATAACAAGCCAAGGCTTTTATATTATTTAAAGAGAAGGGGTTACAGGGGTTACTCTATGAACCGCCCTGATAAAAATTACAATAAGTTATCGCCTACAGAAAAAGAAATTGGCGGTATACCTAATACAGGTGAAGATATCAAGCAAGCACATGCTGCAGCTATTGAAAGTTACATACAAAGGTATGTTGGCGTTAAAGAAAACGGCGATTACGGTAATATGTACTTTAATAAGACGCTTAACGATTGGGCAAGGTTTGATATAAACAGTAGAACAAAGCACGATGCGTCTATTAGCTCAGGTCTTGCAATTATGGCGTGTAACAGGCATTTATATACCCCAACGCAAGAAAGAACAACTAGAACATTAAACTTTGGTTTTAAAAAATACAATAACAACGGATACAGTTCAAAAATAATAGAATAGATGTCGAAACAATTACCAAGAGGTATATTTCCTAGCCAAGCAGTTAGCGACGCCGAAAAAGCAAGTTTGCAATACGGTCTTGAAGTTGCTAAAGCTATTGAAGGCGAATGGTTTAGAAGAGACTCTGGAAGTGTAAAGTATTATGCTAATAGAGACAATTACCATAGACTAAGACTTTACGCAAGGGGTGAACAGTCTATACAAAAATATAAAGATGAATTATCTATTAATGGTGATTTGTCTTATCTTAATTTAGATTGGAAGCCTGTACCTATTATTCCAAAGTTTGTAGACATCGTTGTTAATGGTATTGGCGAAAGAACATTTGATATTAAAGCATTTTCACAAGATCCTGCTTCAATTGAAAAAAGAACAAAGTATGTAGAGAATATCAGAAGAGATATGCTCGCTGCTGATTTCTTACAAAAAGTACAAAACTCTTTAGGTGTAGATGCAAGAAGAAGCCGTGTTGCTGAAATGCCAGAAACAGACGAAGAGCTTGAACTACATATGCAGCTTGGTTATAAAGATGCAATTGAAATTGCAGAAGAACAAGCTATCAATAATGTTTTAGAATATAACAAATACAATTTACTTAAGAAACGTCTTGATTACGATTTAACAGTTTGCGGTATTGCTTGCGTTAAAAACAGTTTCAATACGTCTGAAGGTATTAAGCTTGAATATGTTGACCCTGCGGATATTGTTTATTCGTACACAGAGTCACCGTATTTTGATGACCTATATTATGTAGGTGAATTACGTAGAGTAAGTTTGGTTGAGCTTAAAAAGCAATACCCTGAGCTAACCGAAGAAGATATTAAACAAATCGAAGGTACAGGCGCAAACGCAATGCTTTACAACAAAAGCTTTGCTTCATCTGACGCCGAAGATACTAATCATGTTTATGTACTTTATTTTGAATACAAAACATTCCAGAATCAGGTATATAAAATAAAAGAAAGTGCAAGCGGCGCTGCTAAAGCATTAAAGAAAGACGATACATTTAATCCGCCAACTGATTCAAGAGCGCGTTTTGAAAAAGTAAATCGTTCAATTGAAGTTGTTTATACAGGCGCTAAAATTATAGGGCATAATAAATTGCTACAATGGAAGCTTGCTGAAAATATGGTAAGACCTAAATCTGATACTACCAAAGTACAGTTGTCTTATAATATAGTAGCACCAAGAATGTATAAAGGTAAAATTGAATCACTTGTTAGCCGTATGACTACGTTTGCTGATATGATTCAATTAACGCATTTAAAATTGCAGCAGGTACTTTCTCGTATGGTACCAGATGGTGTTTATTTAGATGCTGATGGTATTGCCGAAATAGATTTAGGTAACGGTACAAATTACAACCCGCAGGAAGCGTTAAACATGTACTTCCAAACTGGTTCTGTAATTGGTAGGTCAATGACACAAGACGGTGAGTTTAATCACGGTCGTATGCCTATTCAAGAATTACAGTCCGGCGCTGGGGGTAATAAAATATCTGCACTTATTAGCTCATATAACTATTACTTGCAAATGATGCGCGATGTTACTGGTCTCAATGAAGCAAGAGACGGTAGTATGCCAGATGAAAAAGCATTAGTTGGGCTACAGAAATTAGCGGCGGCTAATTCAAATACAGCTACAAGACACATTGTTCAATCAGGACTATACTTAACGCTTAAAACAGCAGAAGCTATTTCACTTAGAATTTCCGATGTATTAGAGTATTCAAATACAGCTGCCGCGTTTATTGGTGGTATTGGTAAATTCAATGTAGCCACGCTTAAAGAAATAGAATACCTGCATTTACACGATTTTGGTATTTATCTTGAATTGTCACCAGACGATGAAGAAAAACAATTACTTGAAAACAATATTCAAGTAGCATTACAAAGAGACCAAATATACCTTGAAGATGCTATTGATATTAGAGAAATTAAAAATATCAAATTAGCTAATCAACTACTCAAAGTAAGAAGAAAGCGTAAAGCCGCTGAAGATAGGGCAATGCAAGTTGAAAATATTCAAATGCAGTCTGAATCTAATACAAGAGCTGCTCAAGCGGCCGCTGCTGCTGAAATGCAAAAAGAACAAGCGCTCACTGAAGGCAAAGCGCAGCTTGAAAAAGTTAAATCACAGTTATCCATTGAAAAACTTGAAAGAGAAGCGGCTATTAAAAAGGAATTGATGTTACATGAATTCCAACTTAATATGAAGCTTAAAGAAATGGATATGCAGGTGATAAACAATAAAGAAGCTTATAAAGAAGATAGAAAAGATAAGCGTACTAAAATTCAGGCATCACAACAGTCTGAACTTATAGAACAAAGAAAAGGAAATACTGGTCCAAAAGATTTTGAATCTGCAGGATTTGATACACTAGGCGGTTTTGGATTAGAACAATTTGAGCCTAGATAATACACAAAAAATTTTTATAATATTTTATTATGGCTGATTACAAAATTAAAATGGTAAATGAAGAAGAACCTTCTATTGCCGAAAGAGAACAAAAAGTTTTAGAAAACGCCGGCGTTGAAGTAGATAACAACAATGGTAATTATAAAATTGATTTAAGCAAACAAAAAAATGCCGTTCAAGAGCAAAGCGCAGATGAGGTACCTGTTTCTGAAGGAGCCGAAATTAGCGAAGAAGTGGGTCAAGAAGTACGGAGTACCGAAGAACCTGCCGAAGAAAAAGAAGAAGTCTTAGAATTAATTAAAGAAGATACAGATGTACAAGAGCAAATGCAAGGGCAAGTACGGGACGAGCAAGAAAGCGAAGTCAATGAAGCCCAAGAGCAAACTCAAGAAGTAGCACGACCTGAACTTCCAGAGAATATCCAGAAGCTTGTTGATTTTATGCAAGAAACTGGCGGAAGCTTAGAAGACTATGTTCGTCTTAATACAGATTATTCTAATGTAGACGAAAAAACATTATTAAGAGAATACTACAAGCAAACTAAATCTCATTTAGACAACGATGAGATTA